ATGCCTGAAGTCAGCCTGCGCTATCTGCTGTGGCTGATCCTCTCCGAACAGCCTGCAGCTGATGTTAAACGCTTCGCTAACCAAGTCCGTATTGATCTGAATGAACAGCGCCTGGCATCTGCCGTCCGCGCTGGTTTGGTTCCAACCCGTTTTTGTAATGTCGGCGGTCACGCTCTTGCCGTCGGCTGAAAAGTGAAGAGAGCTATCTGAGGAAATAACTATGCAATTTCAAATGCCAGTGACCCTGATCGGTGGAATGTCGTTTCAACCTGATAACGGCAATCGTATCAATCAACTGTATGTAATTAATGCTGACCCAAGTAACACGATGTACCGGGGTTATGTGCCAGCCAAAATGAGCTGTGACCAGGCGATCGTTGATAGCTTGTCGAATAATCCCGCTGATTATCCGATGAATGTCACGCTGATCGTTCTGAATAAAACGCAAGGCGGAAAAACTGTACAGCACGCGCTTTCTATTGTGCGCGAACCGGCTAAGAAGGCTGGGTAATTAAATGAATTATGTGCTCGTCTGTGATGAACCCATTACGGCGGCGCTTGAATGCTCAAGCGGCTGGAAGGTTACGACCTATACCCAGTCGTTTGACATCTCAGAACTGTCTCCTGAGACGGCTCTGAGTTACTTCTCGGCGGGGTTTATTCTGCCGGTTGTTCCACTGGCTGCCGCATTGGGCGTGGCGGTCTTACTTAAATCGATTAAGGGGTAATCCTATGGATGCTGCTGCTGTTACTGCCATTACTGGTGCCGTTGATTTCGGAACCGTTGTAACTGGTCTGGGTGCTATTGGTGCTGCTGTTGCGGTTGTGTATATCGCAATGCGTGGTGTCAAGATGCTGCTCGCTGGTATCCGTTCCTGACGGGGTGGGGGTTGGATTTATTCAGCCCCCGATTTTTATGCTTGAACTGTATCACTTCTCTTTTTTTGTCTCTGGCCTTGTTACTTGCTTCCTGTTTTTTAACTGGATTCGTTAACGGTCTTTATCTGAATTCTCTAGTGAGCCTCTGAAATGAAATACCTGTTTTTATTGCTCGCTTTTTTTTCTGCTGATGTTTTTTCTAACGGTTGCCCTTATGGTTACCGTAATGATGCACCTTATTCAGTTGGTTCTATAGAAGCTGCTGAGTGTAATTTGAGTCAAGTTCCATCTTCCAGAATCGCCGTTACCGGCTGTGTTAAAAACCAGTCTTATTATGCTTGGACTGTTCAGGTCGTTAAACCTGAAGATTGTGCAGTCCCAGCTGATGACACGGGCGAGGATGGCTGTTTTCCAGAACAGAAAAATAATGAATTTGGCACTTGTTCCGGGCAGGAGTTGAAAGAATGTACTTCTCCGAATGGTGAAGTTTATAGAATCGAACAAACAAAAAGTTGTTCTGATTATTGTCCCGGTGCAGGTATAGGGAATGGCGGTGTTGGGCGGGGTTCTGTTCATAAATGCGACGGTCCTTACGGCGACCCTAAAACCCACGCTGAAAACTCTTGTTTAAATTATTTAGCTCAAAACCCTAACGGCATTTGCCAGTCTTCTACCGATGATCCGTCAACGTCTAATGATGAATCTAAAAACTGTTACGACTACTCTCCTACTTCCGGCGGTGCCGTTGAAGTTATGTTTACTGCTTGCCGCAATCTCGGCGGTAATGGCACAGAGCCTGGTGATGGCACAGAACCGGGCGACGGCACAGAACCGGGCGATGGCACAGAACCGGGCGATGGCTCAGAACCCGGCGATGGCTCAGAACCCGGCGATGGCTCACAGCCTGGGGATTCAAATAATGACGGTGTTCCGGATAACTGCGAGTCTGCTGTTCAAAATTTTCAATGCCCAACAGAGCAAGGCTACAAAGTTATTGTTCAGGATGCCGCTACCTGTTCTCTGATTTGTCAGGCTCCATCTACTGAGCCGACTGACCCTACTGGGCCAGGTACGGGGAATGGTGATGGCGGCGATTCTGGCGGCGGTGATACCGGAGGTGATGGCGGCGGCACTACTGATCCGACTGATCCGGGAACGGGTGGTGGCGGAGACGGTAACGATCTGACCGGCAATCTACCGGGTAAGGTTGCCACTAAAGGTAAATCCTTTGGTGAGATCGGGGCCACTTTCAGGAATAAGATTTCTCAAGCGCCGATTGTTTCTATGGGTGAAGACATTGTCGATATTTTTGATATCGGGTCGGTGTCTTGTCCACCGTTATCTATTGATCTTCCCAGACCGATTAATCAAACGGTAAGCACGAGTATTCACTGCAGTGTTCTGGATTCCATAAAAAGCATTTTATCTGCTGTGATGCTCATCGTTTATATCGTGATGGGCTTCCGTATTGTTTTCTCTGCATAGGGCGATTCGTTATGGCTGATCCTACATATACACCTGACATTATCGCGACTGATCCGGTACCTGATTCTGAGGTCTGTTCTATCACAGACGTTGGCTGCCTGGCTGATTGGTTTCTGGATCAGGTGGCCGCGCTGGGGCTCTGGTTCTTCGAAAAAATATTGAATGGTCTTGCTGCTGTTGTTGAATCAATTCCCGTGCCGTCATGGGCCAGTAATATCGGCAGTCTCCATATTCCTGCGGAAATCGGCTGGTTTGCTGAAGCCTTTCAGCTAAATAACGGTGTGGCGATCTTAGTCAGTGCTTATACCCTGCGCTTTATCATTCGACGTATTCCGGTGATTGGGTAATGAGCATAACCGCTTATGTGGGGCTTCCCGGTCATGGTAAGTCTTATGGTGTCGTTGAAAATGTGATCGTTCCTGCATGTAAGGCGATGCGCACCGTCTTTACCAATATCCCCTGTAATACAGAGCTGTTCTTGGATCGCTTCGGTATTGCTCCCGTCCAGCTGGATGTTGAAGACATCCGCGCTAATGAAAATTGGTGGACTGAAGTCTTTGAACCGGGCGCCATTCTTGTTCTGGATGAGTGCTGGCGACTGTGGCCAGCCGGTATGAATGCCAACCGGCTGCGGGAAACAGATAAATCATTCTTTGCTGAACATCGGCACGTGGTAGGGGATTCCGGTCACTCAACCGAAATCGTGCTCGTGACTCAGGATTTAAGTCAGATTGCTTCGTTTATGCGCAACCTGATTGAAACAACATTCCGGGTTACCAAGCTTTCTAAAATGGGTACGTCAAAGCTTTATCGTGTTGATGTGTACAGTGGGCCAGTAACCGGGCCCGTTCCTCCTGTTTCCCGTCGTGAGCGGGAAATACCTGGCAAGTTCAGTAAAGATATTTATGCGCTTTATAAAAGCCATACTAAAAGCGAAGTGGGTGCAGGTAATGAATCCCGCGCAGACGGCCGCTTTAACATTCTGAAGGGCTTTCAGTTCAAACTGATACTTGGCGGCCTGTTTGCTGGTTTATTCGTTGTCTGGCTGACAGCAGGCTCTCTGTTTAACTTTAACGGTGCTAAACCGGTACCTGAAAAAACTCAGCCTGTTGTTCCAGCTCCTCAGACAGCAACTAAAAACCCTGTTCGTGAAAATAGTTACGAACAAAAAAAAGATCATTCGGATGACTTCATCAGCCAGGCTGACCGGGTATTCATTGCTTATAACTCTGGCCGCTTCCCGCAAGTTCAGTATTTATTCCGCGTTATTTATGGCGATGGCTATGCCGACTTAACTCTCCCTGATCTGCAGGGGCTGGGTTATCAGGTTCAGCCTGTTGCTCAGTGCTTAGTAAAAATATCCCGCAATAACCAGTTTTACATGGCCGTCTGTGAGCCAGCCCGTAGCGGTAAGCGTGATTTTATTTCTGATTTAACTAATGAGTCTGACTCGTCTGGCGTTCGGGGTTCTGAAGGTGTGTGAATCAAAGATTGTACTGATTAACCGCTGGGGTAGGCCTCTGGCCGTAGGGGACGCAGTACCCCTCACTTCCGGGGGTATGGGGGCGGTAGCGCCCCATGTTCACTCAGGCGCAGCCTGGCATGTATTACGGCGCTCTGCCGGCGTGACCAGCGTAGCGCAGTTATGGCGGCAGAGCGCCGCCCATTACGTGCCTGTAACACGTAATTTAAAAGGGGGACGAACTGCCCGGAATGCTGCGGAGTTTCGTCAACGTCATGTTATTGGGGGTTTTTAA